AAATGGCAAGCTATCATCGACTATCTTTATTCGTTCGTTACCACCTTTGATTGGTCGGGCTTTGGCTCGTCCATAGGTACTTCTGTGAACGGCTGGTTTGATGAGATTGATTGGGGCAAGGCAGGAACGACTATCTCTGAGGGCGTGAAAGGTCTGCTTGATACGGCAATAAACTTCCTGCAAACTGTAAACTGGCAGGGCATAGGTGAAAAGCTGTGGACGTTCATTTCTACAATAGATTGGAGCGGCATTGCCACAAAGCTTTTCAAGGCGATAGGCTCAGCTATAGGCGGTGCGGTATCAGTGCTGTGGGGCTTTATCAAGGACGCTGTTTTCAGTATCCGTGACTACTTTACGGAGAAGATACAGGACTGTGGCGGTAATATCGTTGAGGGGCTTTTCACAGGTATCGTTGACGCTTTCAAGGGCATAGGCACTTGGCTTTATGACCATGTTCTTACACCATTTATTGAGGGCTTCAAGAACTGTTTTGGTATTCACAGCCCTAGTAAGGTCATGGCTGAAATGGGCGGATATATCATACAAGGTCTGTACAATGCCGTATCTGAGGGTATTGCAAAGATAAAGGAGATCTTCACAAAGCTTCTTAACGCTGTCAAGGGCGTTTTCAAGGGCATAGGCAAGTGGTTCAAAAAGACCTTTTCAGACGCTTTCGGAGGTGTAAAGACCATTCTCAACGGCATTATAATGTTCGTCAAGAGCATTTTCACAGGCAATTGGAAAAAGGCTTGGCAGGGCGTAAAGAAGATCTTCAAAGGCGTGTGGGATACGCTTTACAGCGTTGTGAAAGCACCTATAAACCTAATTATCGGTGCAGTAAACAAAATGACCAGTGCTATTGAAAGTGCGGTCAACTGGATAATCGACGGCATTAACAGCCTGAGTTTTGATGTGCCTGATTGGGTGCCTGGCATAGGCGGAGAAACCTTCGGCTTTGACCTTGACACAATAAGCATACCTGAGATACCAAAGCTTGCCACAGGCGGACTTGCCACAGCACCGACCCTTGCAATGGTGGGCGATAACAGGAACGCAAAAGCAGACCCTGAGGTAATTTCACCGCTGAGCAAACTGCAAGGTATGCTTGATAACGGCAAGCTTGACGAGGTGTTAAGGGTGCTGAACGCTATACTTGATTGGCTGAAAGCTTATGACCCTGTGTTCTTCGGAACAGTTGACAGCAAGGTGCTTTTCAAGTGTATGCAGGACAGCAACAATCAGTATAAACGTAAGACGGGAGTGAGTGCATTTTGACAGGAACATTGCTAAAGATAAATGGCGTGTGGGTTACAGACCCTGACCCTGATAGCTGGAGCCCTGTAAACTGTTACGAATGGACGGCAGGTTCAGGACGAGTGAATACAACAGGTCTGTTTGTGGGTGCAAGAAAGTTCTGCAAATACAAACTGCCTTGCAAGTGGACAATGCTTCCTGTCGCAGATTCAGCCGAGATACAATCCCTTATCGAGGACGGACCCGACTTTGCAGAACTGGAGTTTTGGCACAATGGCAAGTATTATTCTATATCCGCCAACGCAAGCGACTATGTACCGCAGGGGCTTGTCAGACTTGACGGCGGTGAGTATTACAAGAGCTGTACTGTCACATTCGCAGAACGTTAGGAGGGCATATGTACACCATAGCAAGCAATGAGATAACAAGCAGGATAGAGAGTTACAAAGCCTTGTGGGGTATGTGGATAGAGGACGCTCAGAGCGGAGCACCTGTGGCATATGATGGCATTCAGAACGTTCAGACGGACATTCAAGCAACTTCTCTGAGTGATGATATAGAGCTTGGTGCGGTCTGTTCTCAGAGTGTGACGGCAGAGCTTGTTGACGACGGAACTAAGTATCTTGGGAATGAGTATGTTTTCAGTTTGTATATGAAAGACAGCTCGGCATTTACCACCTACTCCACCCTAGAAGCCTACACCTACGCTGAGCTTTCAAAGCTGACAGTAGAGCAAGTCAGCAAGCTTGGAGAGGTGCTTGACGGAGAGAGGATACCCCTTGGACGTTTCACCTGCGTGAAGTCGAAAAAGTCGGGCGGAAATACTGAGGTCACTTTTGCGGATAGGCTTTACTTCTCCGACAAGACCTATGTGCCAAAGGTCAAGCTACCTGCGTGGTCAAAGGCTGTTGAGGATGACATATGCAAGCAGCTTGGACTGCAAAACGGCAACGACTACACCATCCCTGCAAAGCTCCGTGTAAAGGGCGGTGCAAGGCTTTACGGCAAGGGTCATATCAGATTAAAGACCGCAAACTTCGACTTCAAAATATCGAGCATACCAAAAGACACCACAATGCGGCAAATGCTCAGTTACATCGCCTCGGCACAAGGCGAGTTCGGTTTTGTTGACCGCTTCGGGCGGTACGTCCGAAAATGGTACGGCTCGAGCGTGAAGATACTGGACAATAACACTATCGACCTGCCAACACTCAGCGAACGGCAAAATGTGATAGTCGGTATCATCTGCAAGGTCAGCGACAGCGAAACTCTGCGGCTGGGCAACACCACAGGCACGGCAGGGCGTGTGCTGGAGTTTGAAAATCCATATATGACAATGTCGCTGCTGCGGTCATTGTGGCATAGGATAGGCGGCTTTTCGTGGTATACAACGGAGCTTTTTCACCGCCTTGGCGACCCACGATTTGACGTCGGTGACGTGATAACATACGTCAGCGACAGCGGTGAAAGCTACGATATACCAATAACTAACATAGGATTCAATTTTGACGGCGGACTTTCAGCCGATATTTCTGCGGTGGGTCTGAGCGTTGAAGAACAGCTTTAGGAGGAATACAATGGCAGACGATAACGAGATAATGACGGCTGATACGCAGGCGGAGAAAACTGCCGATACAGCAGACACAGGTCAGACAACGCCCACCACCGAGGAGCTTATCCAGCAGCTCACGGCGAGGGTGGCAGCTCTTGAAGAAATAGTGGGCGAGGAGGAGTATGAGCTGCGGTACTCGGGCGAACAGACGGACGAGCTTTTAGACGGCGGTACAGCGGTGTTTCGTGCAAAGACAGCGGCGCAGATAGTAAGCCTTGTGAACAGGCTCTACCCACTGTATATGCGGTGGGGGTCTTTCACGGTGAATATGAAGGTCAACGCCGACAACGGTTCCCAGTGGTCATACAATACACGCACAGGAATGATACCCTCGGGGGTCACGAACCCTGCGGTGTTTATGGTGTGCGACTGGAACAAAAAGCACTTCAAGTCGCAGAGCTTTCAATACAAAGTCGCAAGCAACGGCAGGGACATCGACTGGGAGGCATACCTTGAACACAACTCTGACCAGGGCGGAACATACGCTTTCAAGGTGTACTATCTCATAGTCGGCAAAAATGCGGAAGGGGGAAGTATAGTTGGCTAGTTTCACGGAAAATCTCGGGCTTAAAAAGCCTGACAGAACGGACAAGTTCAGCATTGAGGACTTCAACGGCAATATGGATATTATCGACACTATACCCGATATGGCGAGCGGACAGAGCCTTGTGGGTGTGTCAGTGGGAGAAGCGTACGGAAATATAGGTATAACAGGCATAGCGGAGGCGGTCGAAGATGAAAATATATGAGGGTACAGACGGACTGAGAGGGCTGATAACAAAGCTTATCGAGGTGTGGAATTTCAAGAAGATAACGTATGACGGTGAGGGTTCAACAATAAGCACGAATAATGTTGTATTCCATTTGTGGGTAACTGATGAAGTGTTTCTGTCTGGTCAGTTCAGCGACACAGAGGAACACGGCTGGCTTGACCTCGATGCACAAACAAATAATCTAGTATGTCCTTGTGTAGTTATTTACACGTATCCAGATAAAAGACGTTGGGTAATTTACAAACAAAATGACCTAATTGCTTTTGGTATCCAAAGCAGTCAGAACGAAAGACCTCCGATATTTACCGTTATCGGCGAGGTAACGGACTATGAAACGCAGGAAAAGAGTTATGGTTTGGCAACAAGTTATGCAAATAACAATTCAAACCAGTACTCCGTGTTTACTGACGGAACAGCAATAAGGTCAATGCCTTACAGACCAATGTGCAGACGAAAGGCAATTACTTCTCTTGCACCTGTGACGTCGTCAACGCTGAACAAGGGTTTTACAAACCTTTATCATGTTCTTTCACACACATCGGGTCTAGAAGATGATCAAACTTATCCTGACTACACAGTGCCCACGCAGACGGTGCTGCTTAACAGCAAGAAATATCTGTTAAGCAGATTTGCATTTGAGATAAAGGAGTAAGCAAGATATGAAACAGAAATTTGCAAAGCTTATAGACGTCAAGTCTATCGTGACGATACTGCTGACGGCAGTGTTCTGCGTGCTGGCACTGCGCCGCACGATTTCAGCAGAGCAATTCATCACGGTGTTTACTGTGGTGATATCGTTCTACTTTGGCACGCAGTCAGCCAAAAGAAAGTCAGGTGATGACGAGTGACGGAAGCAATTATCGTTGCACTGATAACAGCTGCTTCGGCGGTAGTGTGTCAGCTTGTCATAGCATCTAGCAGCCGTAAGACTATGCAACAGGCGCAGTACGACAGCCAAAAGCTTATCGAGTACAAGATAGACAAGCTGTCTGAGCGTGTGGACAAGCACAACAGTGTTATTGCTCGCACCTATAAGCTGGAACAGGATTATGCGGTGGTCGCTGAACAGATAAAGGTCGCAAACCACCGCATTGAAGATTTAGAAAGGAAGTAATTTTATGGCAAAGACATTTAAGGGCATTGATATTTCATACTGTCAGGGAAATATTGATTTTGCAAAGCTCAAGGGCAAGGTAGACTATGTTATCATGCAGATAGGCTACGGAAAGTACACAAGTCAGGTGGACAATTTCTTCGAGAGAAACTATGCTCAGTGCAAGAAGTACGGCATACCTTGCGGTGGATACTGGTTTAGCTACGCCACAACTGCCGCTGAGGCAAAGGCAGAGGCAGTAGCTTGCCTGTCCGTAATAAAGGGCAAGACTTTTGAGTACCCTATCTACTTCGACGTTGAGGGCAAGTCGCTTGTGGGCAGAACAGCGGTATCTGCAATGTGCAAGGCGTTCTGTAACGCTCTTGAAGCGGCAGGCTACTGGGCAGGTATCTACATAAGCAGAAGTCCTGCTCAGACCATGCTTGAAGCTTCTGTCGCCAAGAGGTATGCACTCTGGCTTGCAGAGTATGGCTCACGTTGCAACTACGGCGGAACATATGGTATGTGGCAGTACAGTTCTACAGGCAGAGTCAGCGGTATCAGCGGCAATGTTGATATGGATATCTGCTATGTGGACTATCCTGCGAAGATAAAGGCGGCAGGGCTGAACGGCTTCAAGAAGCAGGCTATCAGACCGACTAGCAAGCCGACTGCAAGCTCCACCAAGAAGACAGTGACTTATACGGTGAAACGTGGTGATACGCTCTCAGGCATCGCACGGCGTTACAAGACCACTGTTGCGAAGCTTGTCAAGGATAATGGTATCAAGAACGCTAATCTCATT